GGCGTGGTGGACTTCGGTGTCACGGGGAGAGCAGACGAACAGGACCGCGGCGTCCGACGTCTCCCTGATGGATTCGACCACGGGGGCCACACGGTGCGGTCGCCCCAACATCGGGACGATGACCGTCACTCCGAGATGTTCGGCCACGGACCCATCGGGATCGGATCACCGCCACCTTCGACGTCCATGTAGATGTCGCTGAAGTCGTGACGGGGTGCGTACGGGGACTCAATCGTGACGGCACCCAAGGTGACCTTGCCGACGGCCCGGCGGATCGATGCCCGCTCCGCCTTCGTCAGGTACACGTCCGGCGACGAGTTGGCGAACGTGACGTTGTAGGACCCGATGCCTTCGGCCTGGACGGCCTGCGGGTTGTCGAGTGATCGCTGCACGGCACGGCAGCAGATCGCCACGACGATGTCGGGGACGGTCTCGAGGTTGCCGTTATCGTCGAGCCAGTCCTCCGGGGAGGCGACATCTCGGATGAAGGCGGAGGCGTCGTCGAGGGCCGCCTGCGCTCGCGCCGCGTCAGACGTGTCGACCCCTCGGGCCTCCAGGTCGTCGGTCGTCGCGAGCGCAGGCGAAGCCATCAGCTCGCGCCCTGGAAGTTGATGCGGACGGCCCGCACGTTGCTCGAGCCGTCGTCCTCAACCGAGGTGCAGCCGGCGAAGGTCGACACGACCGACCGGTCACGCAGCTTCAGCGCCTCGTAGTCCCGGATCCAGCGGAGAGCGAGACCAGCCTCCGAGGTACGGGAACCGGACACGACACCGTCGGGCACCACCGGCGCCAAGTTGGCGAAGGCGAACGCCGTCGGGTGGAAGGCGTACGCCACCTCCGGGTCGATGGCGTTCGAACCGACGATCGTGAACCCGGCGAGCCGGTTGATCGTCGCCTCCTGCAGGGCGTTGGTCGCCGGAGCGCCGGTCGAGTCGGCACGGATGAACCGGTCGTCGGTGAGGAGCTCAGCCTCGACGTCGGAACCGACCAGGAGCACGCGAGCGTCCCGGGGGACGTTCGCCACGTTGAGCAGCCGGCGAGCCTCGACGAGCACGCCCCACATGCCGTTCGCCGAGTCGGCGACGTTCAGCTCGTTGTCGTAGGTCGCGCCGTTCATCGTGGTGGCGATCAGATCCTCAACGCCGCGAGCGACGCCCTTGACCTGCGGCATCAGCACCTGCTCGGCGAAGTCGACGATGTCCAGCGTGAGCTGCTCATCGGTGATCGCCGCGGCGTGGTAGATGTCGTGGTCGAGGGTGACCGGGACGCTCGTCTCGGTCAGGTCATCGACGGTGATCTCGCTGGAACGGTTGTTCCTCCACGCGTACTCACGGGCGGTCGCCACGGCGGGGAGCCGCAGGGTGACCGTGTCGTTGTAGGCGCCCTGGAAGTTCGCCGAGGCGTAGCTCCAGACCAACTTGGGGAGCACGATCTCGCGCTCGAGCAGCTTGAGGGCCATGCGGTCGATGACCGTGGCCTTCAGGAAGGTGTTCGCCATGGGGTGACCTCCTTGTGGTCATGGATGTGGACCGCGGTCGACCACATGGCGGGGTCGTGCGGGTGTTCAGAACCGGCGGGCTCGGGCGACGACTGCGTCGAGGTCCTCGTCCGACGGATCCGGTGCGGCGCCAGGGACGGCGCCGGGCTTGAGGCGCTCCGTGGGCCGACGTGTCGGCGACGGAGAGGCCTGCGTTTCGATGGGGCCGTACAGCTCCTCAGCGTCCGCCAGGAGCTCCTCGACGGTGTCGCCCTGCAGCCGTGCGACCTGCGCCGGCGTCAGCGACGGGCGCTCGGCGCGGGCCTCAGCGAGGAGCGCCCTGCGCTCCGCTGCCTCGGCACGTGACGCCGCTTCGGCTGCCTGCTCGGCCAGCCGTTCGCCCTCGGTCTTGGAGGCGTCCTCGAGCTCCTTCGCCTTGTCGGCGAGGGGCTTGAGGCGTTCCTTGTCCTTGCGGAGGTCCTGGATGAGCTTCCAGGCCTTCTCGGGGTTGAAGTCGTCGTCGCTGCCCCACGGCGGCGCCGGAGCGGCGTCCTTCGGGGCATCGGGTGGGGTGGCGTCGTCCGGGTCGACCTGCGGCTCGGGCGCGTCGGGGTTCGGGTCATCTGACATGGGGTTGGCCCTCCTGGGGCGGTGAACCTCGACCACCTGGGTCGAGGGGACTGGCAGGGATCAGCGGTAGACGGGCTCTGCGCTGCAGGAGCAGCCGTCGTGCGCTTCGAAGTGGACGCTGTCGTCGGAGTAGACGGCGCCGCGGTCGGCGAGCATCGAGCAGAACTGACAGGCCTTACCGGAGGTCACCCGGGCGTAGCCGACGGCTTGTGGATCGGCGGCGACGGTGGCGGCGACGGTCTCCCGTCCGCCGTCGAGGGCTTGGCGGAGGCCGGCTGCAGCCATGCGAGCTCGGGCGATGTCGTCGGCCTGTATGAGCGGCAGTCCCCGGGCCATCGCCGACTTGAGCGCCACTGGACCGGTGACGGTCAGCGACGTGGCGACCCGTCTCGGGTCGAACTCTGCGATGGACGGGATAGGGCCGGCGAGGGTGCCGAGCTGGGTGGCACGGAACGTCCGCAAGTAGCCGGCAGCGAGTTGGGCGGACTGGCGGTGTTGGGCACGGACGATCGGGACGGCTGCCTGCAGCCAGACGCCCGTCGAAGCGTCCAGGTCTTCGATGTCGACGAGGTTCCACACTGCCAGCAGTTGGGCGACGGTCTGAGCGCCGAGACGGTTCTGGGTGAGGCGATGCGCTTCGGTAAGTGGTGCGGCAGCCACCGGCTACACCGCCGGCGCGGGCTCACTGGGTGAGGTCTGGCCGTCGACCAGCTGTCGGAGCAGCATGTCGAGCTCTCCGCCCTGCTCAGCGATCGACGTCCAGCGGGCGAGCTCCTCTTCGGTGACGTCAGGGATCCGCTCCCACAGCGCCCGGGGTGGTACGGCCAGCAGGCTGGACAGCTTGCCGAGGGCGTCGACCGTCGCGGCGAACGACCGTGCCTCGGTGTCGCGCCACCGGACCTCCGGTGACTCCGGCGGGTCGATCCCCATGCCGATGGAGATGAGCTCGAACAGCTGCTCGGTCGACTCACCGAGCGACGTCTCCAGCTCGTTGATCTTCCGACGAGACGACGACTCCGCAGCGACCAGCGCCTCCGCCGACAGGTTGACCATCTGGCCGACCAGGTTGTGCGGCGGAACCTGCGACAGCACGCCGAGGTGCTCGAACGTCGCCTCGCGGGACTTCAGGTAGCCGGACAGGTCGGTCTGTTCGAACTCACCGACACTCACCGCATCCGGGTCGCCGTCAGAGCCGAACGTCCACAGACGGGACGCTGCGCCCTTCGCCTTCGTGTTCTCGTCGTCGGTCGTCCAGCCGATCACGTACCGCTGCCGGAAGGCTGCGTAGTGCTGGGCGACGAGCATGTCGAACGTCGTGAAGTCCAGCTGGTCCTGGAGCGGGATGATGTCGTGGAGCTCCGAGGTCGACTCACCGTCGAGGTCGGGGAGACTGCGATACCTGACGACCGGGCAGACGCCCATGCCGTGCTCGCTGACCCCGTCCTGGACCAGCTTGGCGACACGCTCACCGTCGGAGTTCTTGCCCTCCGTCAGCGTGTAGACGCGCGTCTCGTCGTACAGCTTCCACTCGGCGCCGAGTTGCTCGGTCTCCTCCAGCGCGTACACCGGCCAGTTCGGATCGTCCCCGTACGCCACCGTCATGTGCCGCGGCGACAGGCCGCGGATCACCGGGTACGGATCGCCCTTCAACACCAGGTCGTACGACGCTCCGTAGGCGAACGTCGCCCGCCACGTCGCCGACTGCCCGGCGTTCTTCCGGTTCGCCCGCCACGCCTGCCACTGCTCGAGGTTGTCGGACTCACCCTCGGCCCGGTACCCGTCGACGAACAACGACTGCGCCGGCACCGAGATGACCAGCCGACACACGTTGATTCGAGACATCTTCGCCATGTTCCGGACCTCGGTCGGAACACCGTTCGGGATGCACGCCGGGAGTTCCTGTGCCCCCCGCCAGTAGGCGTGGAAGTTGTCGAGGGTCGGCATCTCCGCAGCCCTCATCGCCCACATGGTGTCCATCACGAATGCGAGTTCGTCCTCGTTGAGCAGGTCAGCCATGCGATCGACCTCCGCTCACTGGAACGACGCCCGCACCGGGGCACGCTTCGACTTCAACGTCATCAGCGCGAACAGCGCCAGCGTCACCGCCTGCAGCGGCGCCACGTCAGCGCCCTCGACTCGATGATCGAACGTCTGGGACTGCCCGGCGTTGCGGAGCTCCGCATGCTCGACCGCGATACCCAAGACCGTCTGACCTTGATGGGACAGCGACGGCTCTCCGTCACCCTCATCGGTGCGGCCGGCGAACCCGTCCAAGAACATGCCGACCGCTTGCGCTTCCTGTCGTGGCGCGACCTGCAGTAGCGGGCAGCGCTTCGAACGCACCTTCGGGATCTGCTGCAGGTCGGCGATCAGCGACCCCGCCGGTGACGCCGGATTCACCGCGACACCGACCGGCGACCACTTGTCGACCAGTTCCTCGACCGCTTCGCGGACACCGTCGGTACCTCGCATCGACCGGGCCACCACCAGATGCCGCGTCACACCGTCGGAGCGCATCCCGACCAGGCCGACGTGCGTCCACTCCCGGTCCTGCGACGTGGCGACCGCCAACGCGACGGGCGCCGGCCGCCCCT